GGCGAACGAACGCAAAAAAGCCCGCACTGGGCGGGCTTTCGGGACAGTTGTCTGTGGCCTAGGTGAAGATGATAGGGGCGCCTTCTGGTGCGACCATGATTTGAAGGGCGTTGGACTCGATGGTCTCGCCATCAGAGGTGAAAAGGATCTTCATCTCGCCGGGCTGGTCTATGGCAAGAGGGGCAAAGATCATTTGTGCTTGCACGTTCTTAGACGACGTCGCGGGGTTTTTTGAAGCCTCCTCTTGAAGCTGAGCAAGCGGAACCTCCATCTCAGCAATGGCCTTGTTGTTGAAGAGGGCGCTGATTTTGAACCCGTTGAAGGGCCTGTCAGGAGGGGTTAAAGCATTAACCACCACGCAAAGCTTCATTAGGTTAGTCGGGAAGCCCTGCACGAACATAGCGTCTGCATACACGCCTATGAGGCTTGTTTTCCCGTTAATTTCAAGACGTACATCATCACAGTAGGTGGCATAGACAAAGCGGCTCATTGATCTGAATTCCTTTTGCTGGCTGCTTGAGCTTCGAAAAGACGGAACAGTGCATTGGGATCCAAATCGAGAGCAGCGCCAAGCTTGACCAGCGTCGAGTACTGCGGGTCAACCTTGCCTGACTCGATCTTTGCCACTTGCGGCTGGCTGGTTTGTAATCGCTCAGCCAATTGCATCTGGGAAAGTCCTTTGCGTAGCCGGACGGTTCTGAGGGTGTCGCTCTCGCCTGGGTAAAAGGTGTCCGCTACCCACGCCCTGGCGTCCGCCAATTCCGCGGCGCTTTCTGGGTCTCGCTCTAGCTCGACCATCAGCGCCTCGAAGTCGTTGTGTTGCTGCGAAAGATTCGTTACGGAGTAGGTGCGCACCAGAGGATGCACATTGCTACCAAGGGCCACGCTTGCTGCTGCTTGATCTTTAGCAACGCTCATCCTCAAGGCGCCTGTAGGCGCTTTGGATGCGCTGGGAGATAGGGTGGCTGAGCTCATAGTCAAATCTCGCGTCTGTGCTGTCACCGTGCATAGCCTTCTCGACAATGGCTAAAACGATGTAGGTGCCTGGGGCAAAAAAGGCATAGATGAACCTAAAGTCGAGAATTTCCACCTGAAACGAGCGTAGTCGCCAGAGGTTCATTCCGTGATCTTGTGCAGCCCGCCACATTCCGGTGTTGAAGGTTGCGCTTCTTGGACGCGGCGCATTGGGACGGCCCCCGTAGTCGCTCTGCGTCAGGCGATCCAACAGGTCTTGATCATCCTGCAACTGCTGGATCAGCGCGACAAGCTTCAGACCCTTCCGCCTGTTGCTTGCCAGAATTCCGCGTAGATCCGCAGTCGCGTCATCGTGAACAATCAGTTCGTACACTATATCGACCTAGATATATTGCTGCAAGCCCGGCCGGTCAGCATCTGACCTTTAGCTCCATTGCGATCCTAAGGATTGCAGGTAAGTCCTACTTGAAAGCCCCGCGATTGCGGACCGTCGACCACCAGAACACCCAGCCTATGATGCGGATGTGGTCGTCTCGGACATGCTCTGGTCCGTAATCCTCGTCTGCATGCTCTTCTCGGTTGAAGCTTCGCAGGCGAAGACCTCCACCGGGAAGTCGGTAGAGGTATTTCACTCGCAGCATGCCTTCGTGCTCCAGGGCATATACCTCTCCATCCACGACCTTGGTGGTAGCCCTGTCGATGCCTATGGTCGCTCCGCTCATGATGAGGGGTTCCATGCTGTTGCCCGTGATGCGAGCACACACCGCGGCAGTCGGATCAACGCCGGCCGCTCTAAGGGTTGCGTAAGAGAACCTAAGCTTGCGTCCAGGCATCTCCTGAACAGTCGTTCGACCTGATCCGGCAGCCAATTCAACTTCCTTGTAGAGCGGCAGTTCGACTTCGTCATCATCAAGAGGGGTGGAGTCGTCCCAGGGTGACAGGTCGCCAATTATTACGGCCTCTGCCTGGCTGCTGTTGGGCTTTGCCTCTGTCCCGGAGATCAGCCATTCGGGCGAGCACTGCAACTCCCGAGCGACAGCCATCAGGTTTTCGCCCTTGATGAGGTTCGTGCCGTTCATCCAGAAGGTGACGGTTCCTTTCGACACACCCACGCGGCTCGCCAGTTCTGACTGGCTTAGTCGCAGGGCCTTTAGCCTCGCTCTGATTCTGTCTTTGAGTTCCATGTTTAGCATTCTAAACATTTGGCGGTTTAGATAACTTGCGCGCCTTGGTTTATTTTTCTAAACTCGCGAAAAACCAAGGAGCCAGCCAAATGACCTACGAAGAGGCGCTCACCCATTTCAAAACGGGGCGCGCCATTGCTGTGGCCCTGGGGGTGAGTCCTGGGCGGATTTCACAGTGCAAGTCGGAGGGTGGATTTTCGTACCAGCACCAATGCGTGCTGGAAAAAGCCTCCGCGGGGGTCCTTCAGGCACGTGAAGAGGACGAGCCTCATAAGGCTGCGTCCTGAGCATCCAGTCTATTTGCCGGGGCCAGCGCCAACTAGGTGGTCAACACCCCTGTTCAGGCATCCAGTAGAGCAGACAGCAAAAAGCCCGGGGGCAACCGGGCTTTCTGAGGAGGCACCGGAAGGCGGTGCCGAACATCCAACGGAGACGAATATGTCACAAGTTGCAGTCATCCAACAAGGCCCGGTCCTGACGATGAGCAGTCGTGAGATTGCGGATCTGACCGGCAAGAAGCACAAGAACGTCTTGAGGGATATTCGGGAGATGCTGGAGGCGTTGAGGAAGGATGGCTCAGATTTGAGCCATGTCCGGGAAGACCTCGACTCCCGCGGGTACACCGAGAATTTCCACCTTGACCGAGACCTGACCGAGACCCTCATCTCTGGTTACAGCGTCCCCCTTCGGTACCGGGTGATTCGACGACTCCACGAACTGGAGTCCAGCCAGGTTCCGAGCATCCCAACCAGTTTGCCGGAAGCGCTCAGGCTCGCCGCCGACCAGGCCGAACAGAACCAGGCGCTGCGATTGGTCATCAATGAGCAGGCACCCAAGGTCCAGGCCCTGGAGCGACTCAGCGGCGCAGCAGGAACGATGTGCATCACGGATGCTGCCAAGCACCTGAAGGTCAGCCCCTCCCGGCTCTTCGACTGGCTCCAGCAGAACCGGTGGATCTACCGCCGGAGCGGCTCTGCTCGGTGGATCGGCTATCAGCCACGAATCCAAGACGGCTGGATCATGCACAAAGTGACGGTTCTCGTTCGTGACGACCAGGGCGACGAGCGTGCGGCGAGCCAGGTACGCATCACTGCCAAGGGGCTGTCGGTGCTGGCGCGGAAGATCGAGGAGGGCAAGCTGTGATCCTCGATAGCGTGTCGCGACACGAAATCACGAATCAAGAAAATGTGTCGCTAAGTCGGGCGGGGTGGTTCTGATGCAGTTCACCATCACGATCAACCAGGCAAAGGCGCTTGAATGGGGGTTGAACGCACAGCAGGCGCTGCTGTTCGCCTTCGTCTACGAGTGCCCGTCCTGGGCAAAGCTTCAGCAAACCGCCGCCGGCGAGTTCTACGTGCTGAGCAAGGCGAAAATCATCGAGGAGCTTCCTGTTCTTACCGACAAGACAGACACCGCATACCGTCTGTTGAAGCAGCTAGAGCAGGCTGGAGTAATCGATCTCTCTAGCACCCGGAACGTAACCCTGGTGCGGCTGACGGCCAAGGGGAAGGAGTGGAACAAGAAGCTGGATGGGTCGGAGAAATTTCCGACCTCGGAAAAAAATCCGACCTCGCTATGTGGTGGTCGGAAAAAAATCCGACCTACCTCGGAAGAAAATCCGATCAGGGTCGGAAAAAAATCCGAGCAAGGGTCGGAAATATCTCCGACAAATCAGGTAACCAGTAATCAGGGTACCAATCAGGACACCAGTCAGTACTTTTCCGGGGAGGCTGCGCCAGCCCCGGCAGGGATGTTCGTCGGCGCCGAGCAAGACTCTGGTCCGCGCTGCGAGATACCGGCTGACATGCCGGGGCCGAAAGACCCAACGTGCAAGACCTACCGGACCTGGGCGAACTATGCGATCGCCTACCGCAATCGGCACAAGACTTGGCCGCTCTGGAACGAGTCTGTCGCCGGAAAGCTCTCCAAGTTCATCGCCCGTGTCGGCCAGGCGGATGCACCGAAGGTCGCCGCGTTCTTCGTTCTTCGCGTCAATGACGCCGCAGTAACCAAAGCCTGCCACCCGATTGGCATGCTGCTGGCGAATGCCGAGGGATACCACACCCAGTGGCAAACCGACCGGCCAACCACCAGCACTCAGGCCCGCCAGCAGGAGCACACGGCTGCCAACCTATCGGCCGCTGAGCAGGCCCTTGCCGAGCAGCGCGCGAGGAGGGCGGCCCATGCTGACGCCTGAACAACAAGACGAACTGCTGCTGTCGCTGTTCGCCACCTCCGAGGCAATGGGTCAGCAACTCACGCCAGCCGCAGCCCAACTCATGGTTCAAGACCTGTGCGCCTATGACGAGGATTCGTTAACCGGCGCGCTGCAGGCCGTTCGCCGAGAAGGTGGGCGGTTCACAGTCGCGGCGGTGTTGAAGCACGTCGAGGCTGTAGACGGACGACCAGACCCGAATGAGGCCTGGGCGCTGGCGCTGGAAGCATCTGATGAGCGCGCCACGGTGGTCATCACCCCGGAGATCCAGGAAGCACTCACCATCGCCGCGCCGATCTTGGATGCGAGGGACAAGGTGGGCGCCCGAATGGCGTTCATATCGGCCTATGAGCGCGCAGTGTCTCGTTCCCGGCGCGAGGCGCTTGCTGTTGAGTGGCGCGTATCCCTTGGTCACGACGAGTCAGGGCGTCTGGCAGGGATACAGAAAGCCGCAGCGCTCAACCGACTGCCGGCCTCCGAGGTGGCGCGCCTGGAGGGGACTGTAGTGCTCCAACTGCCGGCTCCAACAGATGTCGGACAGGCGATCTCCGGGCTGCTCACTGGTAATGCCCCTGCCGAGGTCACGAAGGCACCGAAGGGGTTCGCGGAAAACATGGCGAAGCTCAAGGCAAGTCTCGCCGCACACCGCGCTCAGCGCGAGCAGAAAGAGAAGGACGAAGCCGCCAGGCGGCGCGCCGATCTCAACGAACGAATCAACCGGCACAACGAGGCCATACAACAGCTACAGGAGTCCCGTTCATGAAGTGGAAGGCGCTCAACGATTATCTGGCGGTTAGTGACAGCTCACCGCCCTACAAGGTCTGCAAACTATTGGTGGCCGGCGAAGCTCACTACCGGGCGAGCGTTCAAGGTGAATTCATTTGCGCCCCGGTTTCGTCGGCGAAAGAGGCTCAGGATGTTTGCGAGCGGCACCACCAGATCATGTATCCGCGGGAGGTCGCGTGAAGGGACGGGCCGTTACTTCGGAACAGAAGCGCTGGCACGACCTGCTGGCGCGCCATGTGGGGTGCATCGCCTGTCGGGTGTCCATGGGGATCGTGAACACCTATTGCAGCATTCACCACGTCGACGGAAGGACGAAGCCCCACGCGCATTGGTATGTGCTGCCACTGTGCGCTGGGCATCATCAAAATGGCTACGGCGGTGCGGGTTTCACCGGGGTCGCCGTTCACCCATACAAGGCGCGCTTTGAGGCTGAGTACGGAACCCAATCGGACCTGCTTTCGAAATGCGCCTCGATCTTGGCGGAGGAGGGGCACGACATACCGGCTGGTTTCCTCGCGTGGCTAGACGGTGGCGAGGTGGAGGCATGATCTCGATTCGCCTTCCCTGGCCGCCCAGCAACAACACCTACTACCGGAACACGCAGTCCGGAACGCTGATCAGCGAGCGCGGCAGGAGTTATCGCAGATCGGTAATGCAGCACTGCCTTGCTCAAGGCATCAGGAGGACGGCCGGACCTGTTCGGGTTGTTATCCATGCATCCCCGCCAGATCGGCGAAAGCGCGACCTCGACAATCTCCTAAAGGGGCTCCTTGACTCGTTGACCAAGGCTGGCGCCTGGGATGACGACGGCTTGGTAGATGACCTGCGGATTGTCCGAGGCGAGGTGAAAGTTGGAGGCGAGGTACTGGTCACCATCGAGGCGCTGGCATGAAAAAGACACATGGTCCAGACCTGACGACCAAGCCACGCCTGCTCGCTCAGTGCCCCGTTTGCCACGGAAAAGGGTACAGCCGTGGCGTGTTCCATGAGATCGATTGCGCCGCTTGTGGAGCAGCGGGGTTCGTCGATGGCGTGACGGGGCTGGCGCTGGAGCAGCGGGATGCAGTGGTGCAACTGCGGATGTGGGTAAAGCGGCTGCTGGAGGAGCAGCGACGCCAGGCGAGCAGGCTGGCGCGGGAAGAGATCAACCAGAGGGGCGCCGGTGGCTCCCACTTCAGAGGCGACTGAAATGAACATCAAGGCGTTGGAATTTCTGATGGAGCAATACGGGCTGTGGGTTTGGTCCGACAATGGGACGCCTCGCGGCTCTTCGCCCATGCTGGCGCTGATGAAACGGAATCCGGCGAACGAAAAACGGTTTGCTGCTGTGATCCCCTGCATCAGTGATGATCGGGCGTTGCAAGTAGACCGGTTTCTCGCACGCCTCTACGACGAAGACCCGGATGCCATCCGCAGCCTGATCCTCTACTTCATCCATGGCATGTCGTACCGAGATATCCAGGACCGGATGGGGATCAGCTACGCGGACGCGCGCATGTTGGTCCGAGCGGGCCTGTCGGCTCTGCTGGCGTGCTTCGTGATGGAGGATAAAAAGGCTGCCTGAAAAAATGTACAGGCTGGACGTATTGACAGTGATAATCGCGCCCTGTACCTTTCGTCATACATTGCGGTTTTGCCGCTTAGGCGAACTGCCGCAGAGCGGAACGCCATAGAAAAAAGCCCAGCCTTCGAGCTGGGCTTTTTCGTTTCTAGGTCATGCCG